TATATTATTTATTATAGCAAAATACAAATCCTTAAACAAATGACACCTGAAAACTATTTAAAAGAATTGGGGTTAATACCCAAAGACCATAAAAAACTTATTATAACCCTGGCTAATGGTGATGACCATGATTTGTGTATTATATTAAAAGACTATTCAGATTTACTTTTACGTAATATAAGAACTGCCATACTTGGGGATGATGATACATTATCTAAATTTATAGTTTCAAAACCCGAGGGCCATTATTTATATAAGGTTCACCTAACATCTCCAGAAATATCCTATCCAACCCTTACTGCTAATCCACACTTACTTGTATTTGAAAACTTACCTAAACTACTGGTATTCATCGAAAAAATACAACAAGGCGAAGCTTTACACATGGATATCGAGGATTTATCGAACAATAAGCGATTACCATTAATAGAGGTATATAGGGATTTTCACAACGGAAATATAGTCCAACACCTATTTGCTTTCCCATGGCGGTAAAAAAACCACCTTTAGGGATCATGCCTAAGCTTTTACATGACGAATTACGGTATATTAACCTCAGGAGAGCTATATGTATATATGCAATATCCACATATCAAATAAACCCAGAGTGGGTTAAAGAATATAAAGAATATAACCTTAATAATAAATAAACCATGACAACAGATCATTTTATAGAAGAATACCTGATTAAAAATAATCCAGCTATTTTAGAAGCCCTACAAAAACAATTCGGTAAAAAGCTTACTAATCTAAATGATATTACCGTATTTACCATGAATAATCATAATCAAGATTTTAGCAATAAAACCCAAAAATTTGGTATGGGAGTTAGAACTACTTCTTGGATACAAGATATATCAGGTATGGCGGATATGACTCAATTTAATTTTTTAAATGGTGAGCTTATGTCTCAACAACTTAACCCCACATTGGGTGATATGGATCCTGGATTTTCAGATGAAAGGATATGGATGGATTCGTTTTTATATAACCATAATCTGGGAATCGTATATAGATATTCCAGCTGGTGTTATATTCAATATAACTGGCATACCAATATTGAAGAAGTACCAACCCTTTATTTACCGGTAGATTTATTTGAAGAAGGTACTGATGTTACTATACCGGTTAACAATCAATCATTAACGAAAAATGTATTAACCGAAACTAAGTTATTATTTGATATGGATAATGATGGTAATGTTACGGTAATGGATCTTGGTGCATTACTACCTATTCTGGGAATTTAATGTATCATACCTTTATGCAGGATCAACTAATAAATATAGCTCTACATGATCCTGTATTTTATTACAATAACTATATCTATAAATTCCGTTTTTTTAATGGGTTTATGGATATAGTTATTCCCATTAAAGCTGTTGATATTCAGATCTATATTCCTATTATAGCTGCTCACCTACAACGGTATACTCATTTAGATAATGCCTTAGCTGTATTACAAAAGAATTCCCCCCAATATATAGCAGAACCCCCTTATTAATATGCCTAAAGAAAATCATAGTAATTCCCAAGAAGATTTGCTTAGATATAATAAACTTCTTATTCTTATTAAACTAGAAGAGAGCAAATTACAACCTAAAAACTGGTGTTTTGGAGGTAAAGTTCTTAATAGATTAAACAGACAATTATATCATACCTTACACAAGCTTAATAACTATTAATACATATAGATAAACCCCTTAAAATGTATAGAGAAGGTAACATAGCAAATTTGAAAAACACATTTGTAAAACATGGTATTAAAGTAAAACAAAAAACATGGCAATCAATACAAAGCCCAGATGATACATTTGAATTATCTCCAGTGTTATTCGAATTTCCAATTCCCGAAACCGTTGATGAATTACACTTACTAAAACCCCAATTACCTTGGGCAGAAAATCATTTCGAAGAAAGAATTGGCGGTTTACCTTTAAACCCAGGTAATGAATATAAAAATTGGAGGTTTTACCAACGTAAACCAGAAGACGATAAATTTAGAAATACCAATAATCAATTCTCTCATTCTTATATGGAAAGAATTTGGCCTAAGCTTGCCGGTAGGTTTGATGATAAACATTTATCATTACAAATGCTAAAAATAGGATTGAATATTTCCATAAATAAGGGTATAAGATATAATCTTGGTGATCTTGGTGATATAATAGAATTATTAAGGAATGACCCAACTACTCGGCAAGCATATTTACCTATATGGTTTCCAGAAGATACGGGTAATGTTATGAATGAAAGGGTGCCTTGTACTTTGGGTTACCATTTTTATAATGTAAGAGGAAAATTAGATTGCCATTATTATATTAGGTCATGCGATTACTTAAGGCATTTTAGAGATGATGTTTACCTAGCATCACGATTAACCCAGTATGTAGGTCAAACCACTGGCATACCTCCTGGTAAATTATATATGCATATAACATCACTACATGTATTTTACAATGAAAGGGGTATGCTTAAACAACATAATACCTAACCTAACCAACTGTTATATAGGGGTACTAGCAATACCCCTATATTTGTGTAAAACAAAGAAAGATGAAATGGTCTGAAGTGATTAATAAAAAAATAATTGTTAGTATCTTTAATACTAAATCCTCGAATGAATTAAGTGAGGAAAGGATTGCCAGAACAGTTCGGGCACTTGAAGATGGATATTTAAAGGAATTGGATGAATCTATAACTACACTAAAATTGCAATTAACAGATAAAGAGATAATCGCTCAAATTTGCAATAATATAGATGAATCTAGCAAATAATAAGCTAATTAGAGGGGAATATATATAACTTGATAATGGAGTATTCTAGGATAACACAAATAAAAAGGGGCCTACTGACTGACCCCTTCTTACCCATTGTTCCACAAAAGCAGGTATTTATTCGTACCTATATAACATTGTGAAGTGTTGAGATTATTGCAAATTTAACTTTTCGGCATAATACATTACAGTACTTAAAGTTAATTCCAATTCCTTGGCTAAGGTTGCAAGTTGTATGGTATTTCTAATTCTACCCACCATATAAAGAAATATTAGTAACCAACATATACCTCCTATGATGGTTAACAAAATACTTACCCATACTGCGGTTATAAAAAAGAATAAAAATCCTAAAGCCATAATAATAACCGTAAAAAAGATTACCTTTTTATATAAATACCCAATTCTATCTTTTGGTGAATAAGATATTGACCTACCTAAACTAAAGATATAATCAAAGATAAATTTTTCAAAGGCCCAACGTTTAACCGTGGTCTTATATATTTTTTTAAACCTATCCTTTGCTTTTAAATCAAAGTGGGGTATAGAATCATCTTCTTTGGGTAAAGAAAGAATATAAATAATGTAGGCTAAACAACCTAACATAAAAGCTACTCCTTTCATCCAATCCAGGGGAAGCATATTAATAAGTAAGGCTGTTATCATAACAACCAAAGGGGCTAATAAATTTGTTCTGTTTCTCATTTTTATTTGTTTTTATTTTTTTCTGTTTTAAAATGCCTCCATTGATAATACATCATGGCCCCTATAAAGGGGAGTAAAAATAAGGCCTTTGGTGTATCTCTAATTGCCTCTCGTATAATAAGAAAAAGAAAGGTAAGATACATAAAGAACCAAAAAAGCCTAAAGGTAGCTTTTTTAATTTTGGTGTTGGTTATTAACCATTTGAAATATTCTTTCATAATTTATTAATTTTAAGTAAGGTGCTGCAAGATCATTTAAAACAACTTAGGAGGAATCTCTTCCTCCCAATTGTATAATTTAAAAAAACCTACTATATCATTATCAGGATATAGTTAATAATAGTATGCTAGTCTTCTTTTTCCTGAATATGGATTGTTTGACCATTAAGTAAGGCTTTTAATACTCGGTTAATATCCACTAATTCCTTGGCAGAGGTACATTGATAAATATTATCAAAACATTCCGTAAAAAGCTCTTGATTAGCGGTTATATATTTAAAGGTACCTAAAGTATCTTTATTAAGGTTGTTCTTAATATCCACCACTTGCCTGGATATTTGGCCATGTAATGAATCAGCTGCAATTTTTAATGGCCCCTTTTTAATTTTAGAGGTTTTAAAAATATCCAGGTTTTTTATTAACCTTTCTAAATTATACCTAAACACAATAAGGTTAACTTGATCTCGGCCAATAATAGCTTTAGCTTGGTTCTTTAATAATTCTGTCTTATCCATGATAAAAAATTTAAAAATAAATAGTATATGAAGTATACCGTCCTAGGGGTTTGTGCTGGTAATGGAGTTTTATTACACCCCTTTAAAAAGAAATATGTTATTGGGAATATTGAACCGCGGGTGGCATTCCATACTAAGCATTTAGAACAATGGTTTACCAATTTTTATAATATCCCCTATTATAAGACTTTAAATAACTACAAAGAAGCTATGGATATGCCCAGTAGCATAGATTATATAATAGGCGCACCCGATTGTGGGCATAGTTCAATATTATCTTATTCCCGGGCAAAAAAGACCCATGATCCCAAAGATAATGTTTCAATAGCTCAATATATATCATCTGTTCAACATTTTAAACCTAAAGTGTTTTTAATGGAAAACCTAATTAAGTTTAAAGAAACAAATACCTATACTCAAATGATTGAATTATTATCTTCTGAATATAGGTTTAAAACTATAGAAGGTTCTGTTAAAGAATTCGGTAATTCACAGGTAAACAGAATTAGGTTGGTATTAATTGGTATAAGAAAAGATCAAGGTAAAAAAGCAGATAAAATTTTTAAGTTTGTACCTTTAGTAACCAGGCCTACCACTGCGGGGGAATTAATGATTGAAGCGGCTTTGGCATTTGATAATAATTATAGAGAAGACCCCGATAAATTGGTACCTATGTATATTGATGGTAAACAATTAACCTTAAAACAAACAAAAAAGGTTTGGAATAAACAGTATAAGGGTGAAAAACGCTGGGCAATGCCGGGTACTAAAATGAAAAATTTACCGGGGGTATATCGTAATATGAGGGATGAACCACCAATGACCGCCCGTAAGGAAACCCGACAATTTGATCATAAAGGTAATGCATTATCACCAAGGCAATTAGCCACTATACAGGGTATACCCGAAAAGTTTAAATTACATTATGATGATGAACAATGGAATTACTGGTTAAATAAAGCAAGAGTAACAGTAACTAAATGCCCGCCTTACGAGATTGGATTATGGTTTAAAAACAAAATAAAGGAATATGAAAATAATTAAAAAATACCTGGATAAGGGTCAGTATTTACCGGCTACTCGAAATAAATTTTCTTTATGGTATCATCATACAGTATCATCTTCCTGGTTATCTTCATGGAATTGGTGGAATCAAACTAAGACTAGAGTCGGTACCGCTTATTTAGTGGGTAGAAAAGGACAAGTGGTAGAATGTTTTAATCCTGAAGCCTTTGCTTATCATTTAGGAATTAAAGGAGATGATAATTTCCATGAAAGGCATGGGGTTGGAATTGAGGTTGTTTCTATGGGTAGGTTAACCAAAAAAGGAAATAAGTTTTATGATGCCTATAAACAAATAGTACCTGAGGTTGAAGTATGTAAGTTGAAAAAATTATTTAGAGGTAACCGATATTACCAAAAAATAACTAAGGCCCAGATAATAGCTGTGGTTAAATTAACAGAAGAATTATTAATTAGATTTCCAGGAATAACTCTACCGGATAATTTTGATAAGATATTTGATTTTGATCAATCTGTAATTGATTATAGAAAGCCAGGTATTTATGCTCATTCAAAAGTTAGAAAGGATAAAGATGATATATTCCCTCAACCTGATTTTATAAAGGCCTTGAATAATCATTTTATAAAGCCTGTTAAAAAAAGAACGGTTAACCATTCTAACCCTAAAGAAAAACATAGGAGATAAATCCCTCGTATACACGCACACAACAACACAGAACTCTATATTGGTATTTGGCTATATAAGGGTTTAATAATAATACATCATAATATATACCCCCTTTAAGGGGGGTATTCTTATTATAATATATTATTCTAACCTATTATAACCTTTACCCTTAAACCTTTACGCACACACGCATAAGGGTTTCATTAATCCTAATAACCCTAATACTGAATCCATGAAATTAAAGGTAATAATGCTAATACAGTTTATCCTTATCATCATCTTATTATATTGGTTTTATAATAACCCAAGAATTAAGGAAGTAAAGGTAAAAGACCATAGCAATACCACAGATACCATTTACCTTCCCAAAGAATTTTCACCCGACTTTCTGGTTAAGATGGAAAAAATTATTAGGGAAGGTCAATACGCCCCACCCAGTCAGGTTATAAAATACTTACCAGAGTATATACCAACCCGGATAGAAATTACCCCTGATTCAATCCTTCTTTTAGTGGATGAACTTAAAGATTCTCTAGAAATTGCAAAAAACTATCTGGTTAATTTCCCTAATAAACCAAAGTTAATTACTCTAGGACTTACCCAAAACGAGCTAGAATTAACCCTTTTGAATATATCTGGGGGTATAGAAACAAGTAAATACCCTTTATTTTTAAATAAGTATGACTACACCCATACCGGGGATAGTTTAATATATGATAAAGCCAAAAATCCTGATCCAAATTTAATAAGCGAACTCTATGGTACCGCTGGTTATTCCATACTTAATAAAAATCCCTACATTGGGTTAAGGTATCAGGTAAATTATAAAACAATTTTGGTTGAGGCTAACTCCATAGTAACAGTTAAATCCAACCCCGATCTATTTTTAACCATAGGAGCAGCTTTAAGGATTAAATAATGGCAAGAGACAATTTAAAAAACATAATTAAGAAGGCTTTAACCACAAGGCAATTCAATGAATTATTACAAGCGAGTAAGGATCCTTTCTTTTTCTCTTCCTTTATTTATGTAATTCACCCAATACTCGGGAAAACTCAATTTAAACTTTATGATTACCAAAAGAAGGTATTATATGCTTTCTTAAAAAACCGATTTAATATTGTATTAAAATTTAGACAAGCTGGCCTTACAGAATTAATTGCCATGTATTCTTTATGGTTGGCCATGATGCACCCCAATAAAAACATACAAATAATTTCAATTAAAGATAGGGTTGCTAAAAAGGTTTTACGTAAGATTAAATATATGTATAAGAATTTACCGGAGCATTTAATGGTAAAGATAGTTAATGGTAGAACAGGGGAGTTTGGAACTGCCGAAGAAATGATATTTTCTAATGGTTCATCAATTACATCTATACCAACAACAGAAGATGCTGGTAGATCAGAGGCTGTATCACTTTTAGTAATTGATGAAGCGGCTATAGTAAGATGGGCTAACCAAATTTGGGCTGCAGCATTCCCTACTTTATCAACAGGGGGTTCCGCAATATTAAATTCCACCCCTTACGGAATTGGTAATTTCTTTCATAAAGAATGGGTAGATGCTTGTGCCGGGGGTTCAGGGTTTTACCCCATAAGATTAAGATGGCAGATGCACCCCGAAAGGGATGATGCCTGGTATATAGCTATGGCCCAAGCATTAGGCCCAAGAAGAACAGCCCAAGAAATAGATGGTGATTTCTTAACATCTGGTTATTCTGTATTTGACCTTGAAAATATTAAAGCAATTGAAGATTTATTACCCGACTACCCAGTAATAAGTAAACATGAAAATGGTCAATTATTGGTATTTAATAAACCTAAAGAAAATATGTTATATGCTATAGGTTCAGATGTATCAACTGGTAGGTCACGAGATTATTCCGCATTTACAATAATGGATAAATTCGGCGAAGAGGTTGCGGTATTCAAAGGTAAGATACCTGTGGATAAGCTTTCAGACTTACTTGCAAGCTGGGGAAAAAAATATAATAATGCCCTAGTAGGCCCCGAAGCTAATGATATAGGTTTAGCAGTAACCTCACAACTTCAATCAAACGGATATAAAAACCTTTACTACTCGGAGCAGATTGTAAAAGAGAAGGGAAAAAAGAAAGGTAAAATTCAAAAAATTCCCGGTTGGTTAACCACAAGTAAAAATAGGCCGGTTATTATAGATGAATTAGAAACCGATATAAGGAATGAAGAAATTATAGTTAAAGATCCTTTCTTTGTACAAGAAGCTTATACCTTTATTTATAACGAAAGAAATAAAGCTGTGGCATTAGGTAAAGAAGGAAGATCATCTGGAGATGAAGATGAAGAAAATACTTACCATGATGATGCAATCATTGGTAAATGTATAACCAATTTTATCCGTAAAGGAAAACTTAAACAAATCGTTATAGCACCTCAATAAATGGCCAAAATAAATAATAATAATAAAATATTAAACTACTTCCTCAATAGGAAGGAAGAAACGCCCGCTACAGTTGAGAATAAAAGAAAGCCGGTAATTAATATACCCAAGGGAAGATCTTCTCAAATTAATGAAGGGCATAACCCTTTATCAGTATTAAAAGATCAAGTTAAATATGTAAACCCTAAATTTAACCAAGAATGTATTCCTGTAATACGGGATTTATATAAGGTAAATGAGGATATGGGGTTAGCGTTAATGGACATTGTTCAATTAACAAACACCGGTCACCATATAAGATTTGATCAAGATACTCCAGCTGATGTTCAAGATAAAATGCGTAAACACCTTAAGAAGGTATCTAAAAAATGGATGGATGGAACTTCTGGGGTTAATGGTATAGCATCAAAACTAATTGCTCAAATTTGGGTAGGTGGTGCTATCTCTGCTGAAAACATTGTTAAGATGAATTTAAAAGGGATAGAAAAAATAGGTATGGTTAATCCAGAGCTTATTAAATTTGCAATACAAAAAGGTAGATATGTACCTTATCAAGCCGTAAAATATTCTCCAGATAGAAATGGGGTTAATAGTTCTGGGTATTTAAAGCTAAACACAGAAACTTATCATTATAATGCCTTATTAACTGATGAAGAAATTACTTATGGGGTTCCTCCATTTTTAGCCTCTTTAAAAGCTATTGCTAGTCAAGGTAAAATGAATGAGAATATAGATAACGTACTTGAATTGCTGGGGGTACTAGGTTTCCTACAGGTTGGTTTAGAAAAGCCAGATATGGAGGGTCAAGAAAGCGTTGCCCAATATAAAGACAGATTAAAGGGGTTATTAAATGAAACCAAAGAAAATGTTGCCGCGGGTTTTAAAGAAGGTATTTCAGTTGGTTATAAAGATGACCATGAATACGACTTTCATTCAACCACCTCTAATATACAAGGGGTAGATGTATTAGTAAAGAATTCAAAACAACAAGTAGCAAATGGTTTAAAACATAACGTGGCTTTCTTAGGAGAA